AAGCCATTGTTCATATTTTACTTTGACTTCAGGAATCAAATCTTCTTTATCGAAGATTGGATCCTTGAACATTTCCTGAATAACACCTAAGGTGTAAGACTTGGCCCGATATTTTGCAGGGGGCACTCCACAATCTTTAAGCCTCTGTTTCAGTTTCAGATTTAATTCTTTAGCAATCTGAGAGCGTTCTTGTTGTAGAAGTTTCTCATGATCTTTCGCAGCCGGGTCTACATATCGAGTACAATATTCTTTTAATCCTAAAGGTGGGCCTCCTTCTCCTGGCTTCAAAGCATCATGGGCGTACCGAATATAAAACTGAGTGTCTGAGACATTTTCAGTTCGATAAGGAATCCCGAGATTTTCACACATGTGTAAATCAAAAAGAATATGATGTCCTAAATAAATCTGAAGTTGGGTTGCAAGCTGTTGCCATACACGAATGACAGCTCGGGAGAGTAACGGTTGACGTTCAATGTCTACTAAAAAAGTGTATCCTTTTTTCTCAACAGGATGGATGAACCCAAACTGATACAAGAACGGTGTACTGAGAATAATATGTAATCCATTAGTTTCTGTATCTATTGCGCCAATACGGGGTCGGACTTTTTTAAACAATGCGACCATATCATTAGCTTGTTTATTGGTCGTAATTGTTGTTGAAGTCCATTGACGTTTAAGCATTCGGTTCACCCACCCTTCTTACAAAGGTTTTTCGATTAATTTTGGCAAGGCCAAGTCTGAATCGTTCTGTCGGAATAATGTCATGGTTCGCAAATCGAATGAACAATGCAGAAGTCAGACGATTAAGTTGTCGATTTAATTCATCATTCGTCATACCAGTCGCTGCTGCCAGCATATTTTTTGAGGTGCGTGGGCTTTGTTCTAATTGCATGATAAGACTTGGACTGCGGTTAAAAATTTCCTGAAGTGCAGCTACAGCATCATCATCAATAACAGAGTAACGCTTTTCATGCTCCACATATTCTTTTAGTTTAAAGGTCGGATTGTCATACAAATTCTTTAAAAATTGAACAGCAAAGTCAACATGGTCTTTAGTAACAATAATGCTGTTATAATCATCAGAACAAGAAACCAGATATCCTGCCACAGCAATAGCCAAACGGCAAATCTTTTTCCAGGCTTCAGTTCCAAATATTTTAATGTGACACTCATACTCTTGATTGAGTTGATTTGCTTGCTCAATAATATACAATCCAACCTCACGATCAATGAGAATTTGTTCAGGGGTTCGACTCCATATCCAACGGATCCGGGTTCGATAAACTTCTGAACTGAAAGGTTCTTGTGGTTGCCAGAATGGATCTATTTGATTGGCTCCTCGATCACTCAGCACCACAAGTAAATCATAACGGGCGATGTCTTCAGCAGTTCCTACCAATTCAGTAATAATAGAAATACCATTAGGATAAGATGCGATAGGTTTAATTGTACCATCAGTGCTTTTTACATTGGTCAGGGAAATCATTCGCACCATCGCTGGAAGGGTAAGTGTCCCGGACACTCTTGTAATTCGCACTTCATTAGAAGATCGGATGTCTGTAAGTTCTGTAATAATATTTGAATGAGACTTACCAAACTCCTCAAAGATAATAAGTCCTCGATGGTTTTGTGGAATGATACCCGCTCGGGTTTGATAACCATTTGCGGTTTTATTACTCCCTCCAATAAGTCCGGGTATAGTTGCGCTGTTGCCCGCAAGAGATGCAAACACTCCGAGACCGTACACTTTACGGAGTGTATCCGCAGTTGAGGATTTTCCGGTACGAGATTCACCGACAATAAGAGTGTCAAGATACCCTCGTACATTTTTAAAGGTTCCAAAATGGAATTGTAAAGCAGTATGGAAACTCAAATCAATGGCTTGAATGAGAGTGTTATTTCCATTATATCCAACCAGTCCTTTCACTTTCTCTGTCATAAGGTTAATCCGATCCGTAACGCTTCCTTCCAGATTCCGAATAACATCCAAGTGTTGTTTTACTTCAGGTGTTATTGTGAACTTGGATACAGAGTCATTCGCTTCTCGGACATCTACAATAATCATAATGAGTTGTTGCCCCTTATAAGGGTGGGGCACCAGCTTATAAGTAGCCAAATATTTTTTGCCGCTTTCGAGTTTGTGTCCTACAGAATAAACTGTAAATTCCATCGGCTGCGTTTGTGTTGTAGTTGTTTCAAAAAGATCAGTCACATATGCTTTAAAGACAGTCTTCTTCATCAGCACTTCAATCTTAACACAACGCTCATTAACAGGAATCCGAAGAAGCCCTTTAATGTTTTTATTGACAGTATCTTCTTTAAAATTATTATCAATAAGGTGTAGGATATCTTGGACATTATCTTCTGTCAGCTCCCATTCTCTGAAGTCTCCGACTTGCATAGTGTCCTTATCTCCAGTTGCTCGATATTTCCGCGCTAAGATACCAGCCGGTACAGCAAAGGCGGCTTCAGAGACAGCAACAACTTGGATATTACTCTGCACCAATTTGTTAATGTGATTAGGTGAAGATGCCGTCAGTAAGTCCATAAGAGGATAACGTTTTTGTAGGTCTTCTTCAGTAGGGGTATAGATCGGCGTAGCCTCAATATATTGAATAAGATCTTGTTTTGTTTTTCCGTACTTTACAAAGAAGTCTGTAATGTCTTCTCCAGATTCTTTGCAAATTTCGTGGAAACCTGTGACTACTTTAACCTTGGGAGTATACTTCAACAGAGCATTAGCCAAGCGTTTAGCTCCAGTTATACCAGCTCCGTCATTATCATAGACAATAGCAACGCTTCTTCCTGCAAAACTTTTCATGAGAATAGGCAGGGTGTTTTCCCCGCCGGTAATAGTAATTGCATTGAAGCCATGTGTTCTGGCTATTGCCATATCTTTTTCACCGGCACAAATCAAGGTGACACGGTTTAACGGTGTATCAACCCAATCATCGTAGGGTATGATAAGTCCGGCGACTGCATTTGCTCTAGATCGAACTTTAGGTTTAGCTCCAGGATTATAAGTTCGGATATCCATCAAATGTCCATGCATAAAAACGGGGAACGCCATAAGATCTGTTGTCCCGTTAGGAGTTCGGATATTCAGCTCCTGGATAACCTGTTCTGAAATACCCAAACTAAGCAACCGTTCTTTGGATGCTTCAGTAAGTTGAACCGTAGTGTCCCACATCAATCGATCTTCAGGAGTATCAAAACATCTCTGAAGTCGCTTGGCGTTCATATAGCTGCAACCATATATTTGTTGAATGAACTGTGCCTCACTGTAACCAATCCCGCAAACCTTACAATGAAACAATCGTTCAAGAGTATTAACATGGGCTGAAGGGTTAGTCTCCTTATACGGTAATCCATTTCCCGTATAGTGGTCGAAGGGACAGCAGACCGCTACTTCTCCTGCCCCTTCAACAATTCTGAAATAATCAGTCAGGAAACTCATTAATAATCATCAGGGGTTCCGCCTATAAACGGAACATCTTCAGCATCCGGGGCATTGATAGGCCCGGTAAGTCCAGCGTTGTTTCCAAAAATGCGGGATGCTTCAGCCACTGAATAATAGATGTCTCCTGAGAATACGTCAACAGCACTTCTGTTTTGTTTATCAGGAGCAACATCAACAATGAGTTTTTTTCCTACAACGATCTTAGTAAGATCCTTGAGTTCAAAGGTACCCGTGATGGGGATTTCCAAAGCTTCAATGAAGCGTCTGAGTTTGTAACGGACAAGCTCATGATCGCTTTCCGATAATATATCAAACAGTTTGCCGGCTGCTTTGCCGTCAGCTGTCTGTAAGGACAATTGAAGATTCAGGTAGGGTTTACCTACTGAACCGTCGTCCTTAGGTTTCGGAGTTCTCATTTCTGCTTTATCAATAGTAGCGAAGTATGTTCCTTTAGGAACCGCGCCACCACCTGGATTGCTTGTCGGTAGTGTATCAAAATTAATTGACATGGTAGACAACCTCCTTATCCGATGTTAATGAGAATTGAAGTACGAGCATGGTCGATGGTCTGCTTAATATACTGCATTTGTGCATCGTGTCTGAGGCGGAGATCTTCATAAGCTTTTCTCCAATGGTCGCGATCCTTTACGATAACATCAATGCGATCACTCATTTCACCGACCTGTTTTTGAAGGGCTTTAACCTGAGCTTTCAATTGCTTGTTAGTTTTCTCCTGTTCAGTAAGCTCCGGTTTCTTGCGGGTCTTAGGTGTAGGTGCGGGTTGGGTTTCAGGATTCTCCTGGATTTCAGGATTCTCCTGAATGTTCGGGTTTACATTTTCCTTTTCTGGCATGGTTGCAACCTCCTTTCTGCCATCTTGCAGTATTCTTCCGACAGCTCGAAACCTATGTATTTACGATTGGTCTTAATACAAGCAACTGCTGTTGT